GATAGCCTCACCCTCTGGCCGGTGGCCGAACGCGCCTGCGTCATCGACCCCACCGACCCGCGCGACATGCAGCGCATGCTCGACCTGATGAGCAATGACGACCTGGCCGACCTGATGAAGCTGACCCTGGCTTCCGTCACCCGGCGCACCAAATCGCTGATGCAGCCACGCTAACCAGCGCCAGTTTCAACCAACAACCCCAGCCCTCGTGCTGGGGTTTTTGTTTTTAACCACCACAGGACCCAGACCATGAAAAATCTGACCGAAGCCCAGCTGATGGGCTTTCGCGGCGCGATGGTGCCACCCACCCGCCGCAAGTACCACGTAGACGCAGCCCCATCCGCCGAACAGGCGCGTATGGCCCGCAACAAAGCCTCTGCCCGCCGCGCCATCGAGGAATATCACGAAGCGCGAGCCCTTCGGCGTGAAATGGAGCTCTAGCCATGACCAATGAAACCACCCTGCTCGCCCTGCTGGAGAGCCGCGAAGCCGAGGCAAACGCCAAAGCCGAGTGGATCGCCGAGTGGGTAGCCACCAACCGACCACTACTGATGGCAGGCATGCTGAGCACCGACCCAGCAACCCTGCTTTGTGAGCTCAACCCCGACCAGCATCGCCAGTACAACCAAGCCATCTGGCTGCTGATGAACGATGGCGACCACTCCCATCTGGTGCAGTTCGTCCAGCAGGTGGTAGATGCCGGCCTTTCCGACCTTGCCAATGAGGCATGGGGGTATCACCTAGCCGATCTGCACGACGCCATGAGCGACGAGCAGTTTGAGCAGTATCAGCACAGGAGCGCAGCATGAACGCCGCCGTCGATACCAGCCTGTCCCTGCCGCAAGGGCTGGTGCTGGGCCTCTCTAATGAGGAGTACCACTCCGGCCCAGGCATCAGCAAATCCCAGCTCGACGACATCGCCGAGAGCCCAGCCACCTACATCTGGCGCAAAAGCGCGCCGGTCGATGAGGAAAAGCTCAAGGCGCTGGATATGGGGACCGCCCTGCACTGCCTGCTGCTGGAGCCGGAAGAGTTCAGGGATCGCTTCATCATCGCGCCTGAGTTCAACCGCCGCACCAACGCTGGCAAGGATGAAGAAAAGGAGTTTTTGGCCAACTGCGCCGAGCTGGGCAAGACCATCATGACTGCAGAGGATGGGAGAAAGCTGCAGCTGATGCGCGAAAGCGTGTTCGCTCACCCTGACGCCAGATGGTTTCTGGAGCAAGACGGGATCTGCGAGGGTTCGCTCTACTGGACTGACCGCGAGACAGGGGAGCTCTGCCGTTGCCGGCCAGACAAGAAGCTCAACAACTACCCAATTATGGCGGACGTGAAGAAGGTAGACGACATGTCCCGCTTCGAGCGCCACGTCGAGGAGTTCCGCTACCACGTTCAGGACGCAATGTACTCTGACGGATTTCGCGAGATTTACGACGAGATCCCGGAATTCATCTTTATCGCGGTCAGCTCATCCATTGAGTGCGGCCGCTACCCAGTGCGGGTTCGCCCGCTGGAGCAGGAGTGGAAAGAGGCTGGTAAAGACCTCTACCGCCGCGACCTGAGCAAATTCCACGAGTGCCGCGTCAATAACGACTGGCACGACCTGATACCACTTACCCGCCCGGCATGGGCAAGGAGAGCAGCGTGAACAACACCCAGATTGCCGAATACGGTAACCAGCAAACCGCAGTGGCCCCGCAGGGCATGGGGCAAAACCTCACCCTCGACGTGGCCAGCATGAACTCCATGGTGAGCCTCGCCAACATCATGGCCACCGGCAAGGCAACCATCCCGCAGGAATACCGCAACAGCCCTGGCGACTGCTTGGCAGTAGTGATGCAGGCGGTACAGTGGGGGATGAACCCGTTTGCAGTAGCCCAAAAGACCCACTTCGTATCTGGAAAAATTGGCTACGAGGCGCAACTGGTCAACGCCGTGATTACCGCCCTCGCCCCCACCAAAGACCGCCTCCACTTCGAGTGGTTCGGGGATTGGAGCAAGGTGATCGGCAAGTTCGATATCAGAAAGGGGGATAAAGGTGAATATCGCGTCCCCAGCTGGACACTGAAAGATGAAGAGGGCCTTGGCATCAAGGTCTGGGCCACCATCAAGGGTGAGGATGAGCCGCGGATGCTGGAGCTGTTCTTGGCTCAAGCGCGCACCCGCAACTCCACGCTCTGGGCTGATGACCCGCGCCAGCAGTTGGCGTATCTGGCCACCAAGCGCTGGGCGCGCCTCTACTGCCCGGATGTCATCATGGGCGTCTACACGCCGGACGAGTTCGAAGGTGAGCGGGTCGAGCGTGATGTGACTCCGCCGTCGTCTGGCAGCCGTGCGCTCGACGCCATGCGCTCACAGCGGACGGTTATTGAGGCAGAACCGCATCAGCCAGAGCCCCAGCAGGTTGTTGATACCGCTGAGCCAGTTGACCACGCCAGCGCATACGCCGACCACTGCGCCGCCATCGAGGGCGCATCCTCCGGCGAGGAGTGGCAAAGAGCCTACACTGCCGCGTGGGAGTGGGCCAACGGCACCGGCGACCCGCAGATAGTCAAAGGCATCAAGCAGATCGCTGGAGAACGCAAGCGCCAACTTGACCAGGCGCAAGCGTAAACAACTTCAACCCATCCAGCCCGCCAGCCAGCGGGCTTTTTTATGGCCGAGCGCCACAAGGACCCCGACATGACCGAACAAGCCAAGACCGACACCGCCCAGACCCAGCTGGTTGTAATCGAACCGACCACCGCCGTTGCCCTGTTTACCGAGGGGCAAGGTGTGACTGAGCTGCTGGCAGATATCCGCCAGAAAGCATCCAGCCTGGTACCTGATGTGACCACCGTAAAAGGGCGTAAAGAGATCGCCAGCATCGCCTATGCCGTCGCCAAGACCAAAACCTATCTGGACGGGATCGGCAAAGAGCTGACCGACCAGTACAAAGAGATCCCCAAACGCATCGACGCCAACCGCAAAGTGCTGCGCGACACGCTGGACGCCCTGAAAGACGAGGTGCGCGCCCCGCTCACCCAGTACGAAGCGGCAGAAGAAGCCCGGGTTGCCGCCCTCAAGGAGCGCATGACCGCCTTCTCCGATGCCAAGCAGGCCACCGCAGAGCTGCCTAGTACCGAGCTGGAGCACTACCTGCAGCAGATTGATGCGATCGCCATCGACGACAGCTGGGAAGAGATGACCGCCCAAGCTGGTGTGGCCAAGGATGCCGCTGTGCTGCACCTGCGCACCGTCATCGAGAAGGCAAAAGAGCGTGAAGCACAAGCCGCCGAGCTGGAGCGCCTGCGCCAAGAGGCTGCCGCCCGCGAGCAGGAAGATCGTGAACGCCGCATCGCAGAGCAGGCTGCCGCCGCCGAGGCCCAGCGCCAAGAGCAGGCCCGCCTCGATGCCGAGCGCCGCGAGCGCGAAGCAAAAGAGCGCGAGCAGCAAGCCATCCGCGACGCCGAAGCAGCAGAGAAGGCCCTCCAGGAGGCAGAAGCCCGCCGCATTGCCGAAGCAGAGCAGGCAGAGCAGCGCCGTTTGCAGGCCGAAGAAGATGCCCGCCGCCAAGCCGAAGAGGCCGCAGCCCGCGCCGCAGAGCAAGAGCGTCAGCGCATCGCACAGGAGCAGGCTCGCCAGCAGGAGGAAGAACGGCGCCGCGCTGCTGATGTGGAGCACCGCCGCACCATCAACAACGCCATCCTGATGGATCTGATGGGGCTTGGCATCGAGGAGGATAAGGCCATCCACCTCATCAAGCAGATCGCCGGCAACAAGATCGAGCACCTATCCATCAACTACTGAGGTTTACATGAAATTTGCCCAAGCCTACCTCACCACCGTGGAGCGCGATAAGGCGATCGATGCGTACCGCAAGCGCGGCGCCACCGTAAAACCGGACGGCCAGCGCGCACTGATCGTGCTAGCCACTCGCTGGGTTGACAGCGAAAACCTGCATGCCCGCTACCAGAAACCGCGCCATCATTAACAGGACCCCGAACCATGACCACCGAACTGAACCCCAGCGAGGCGACCAGCCTTGCGCTAACCACCCTCACTACCCAGATCCGCAACATCCTGCTGATGCCTGACGGCCCGGCCAAGGCAGCCATCGGCAGCTTTGAAACCCTGCTCACCGCCAACCTGACCATGATCAGCGAGGCTGCCAACGCCCATATCGACGAGTTCAACGGGCTCATCGACCAGCTGGAAGCCCGGGATGGCGAGCTCAATGACCAGATCGCACTGGTCAGCCAGCTGCGCCAGCAGGTAGCCGAAGCCGAGCAGCGCACTGCAGACGCTCAAGAAGAGGCCAGCGCCAAAGCTGAACAGGCTGAAAATGCCGTCTACGCAGCAAACCGCAAGGCTGACGGAGCTCAGGCAGACCTCAACGCTGCCAACGTCCAGATCCGCGAGCTGGAACGCACCATCAAAGCCTATAAGGCGATGGATCCGGAAGGCTTGAAGCGCAAGGTGGCGGAGCAGCGCAAGAAGCTGGAAGAGCGCCTGAACGCCATCAACGCCAGCAAGAACGAAATCAGCGGGTACCGCCGCGACAACACCCGACTTTCCCGCAGCGTGACCGAGCTGACCGCCATCATCAACCAGCAGCAGGCCGATCTGGACGAGCGACAGCAGGTCATCAACGACATGGCCCAATTCAAGGAGATCAGCCTGTTGTGGGGCAAGCACCTGCGCAATCACTACCCTGACGGCAATGGCATCCGCTGGAATGTCTACCTGGTAGAGGGCGGCATCCAGTCTGACAAGAGCTACCTGCTGAACGATCTGGATTGGAAGCTCCACGCCATGCGCTCAGACGCCACCGGTTGCACCGTGATGCTGAGCGAGTGGATGAGTCCGATATTTCCGAGCGCCATCGCCAGAGACATCCCGATGGAGGCGATCCGCGACATCCACGCCTTCATGCTCGATGCACTGGCCATCACCCACCCTCACCTGCAACCCCGCGCCGAGTGGGCGCAGACAGTCCACATCAGTGAAATTGGCCTCAACGCCAAGGTGCAGGGGCTGCTGGAGGGCGCTGGCATCACCGACCTGTGGAAGCTGATGGTTAACCAGAGCGACAAGCTGCTGGCAATCAAGGGCATTGGCGCCAAGCTGGCCGATCAGATCATCAGCGCCGGTCAAGCCGCGGTTCGCCAGTGGGAGAAAGAGCAGGCCGAGGCCAGCCAGCAACAGGAACAGCACAAGGAGGCGGCATGAAACAGGAGATCCTGCTTTACCTGCTGGAGACTATCGCCAGCACTGAGGCTGATGACATTGATGGCGACGGCTTCGATATGGTGTGGGAAGACGACCTTGGCCGCGAGGGGTGGAGCACCGAATCCATCACCGAAACAGCTGAGCGCGCTGCGGTTGCCATCAAGAACCTTTCCAGCGCCTACGAGTTCCTTGCAACAGAGTTCGGCAAGGTGATGTATCAGGCCGGATTCAGTGAAAGCGCCGAGGCAGCCAAGCAAGATGCCATGAGTTGGCTAAACCAGCGCCCTGCAGTTGACGAGGAGGAGGTCGCCGATGGCAATACTGATTGATAGCGGCACACCGGCCAGCGATAAGAACTTCTGGGCCACCACCTGGGAGTGTTTCGCCGATGCGCAGGCGCTCTATGGTCGCAACTTCGAGTGCGATGTTGCCGCCGAGCCGCTTACCGCCAAGTGCGGCCGCTACTTCACCAGTCATCTGCTGCTGGATAAGCTGCTGGACTACCGCACCAGTGACGATGTTCGCGCCCAGATGCGCGAGGCTGAGCTGGCTGGCACTGTCTGCGTGGGTATTGACAGTCTCAACCTTGACTGGCCGGAGCACTGGTGGTGCAACCCGCCGTTCGACCTAAAACCCGAGTTCATCACGCAGGCCCGCCAGCAGCAAGTCAATGGCAGGCCAGGGATGATGCTGCTCCCATACGAGCCGCTAACCATCTGGTGGCGCAGCTTGCTGGCAGAGGATGTGATCATCTACGAGCCGGATGGCCGCTACCAGTTCTACGAGCGCGACGGCGTGACCAAAAAGAACGGGGCCAACTTCGGTTGTGCCCTGATTGCCTTCCCCACCATGAAGGTTGGCGCATCACCACGCATCCCCTTTGTACGCGGCATCGGCGCCAGAAAGGCAGCCTGATACCCACCAGTTACTAACTGCCTCCATCACAGATTCTGTTGATAAGTCGAGGAACCCCATGAAAGACACAGATAACCCCTACTGCGGCGCGGTAGTCATCGGGTTGGGCGTCGTCATGCCCCACCCCAAGCTGCGCGGCAAGTTTGTACTGCCTGGCGGAACCATCTGCAACCGGTCACAAGCCGAAGCAGCCGCCAAGAAACTCCACGACCTGCAGGCCAAGAAAGCCCGCAAATAACCGACCAACAACAGGACCCAGACCATGAACCATTCCGTTATCAAATCTGCCAGCGTCTACAGCGCCAAACTCCCAGCCATCGCAGCCATGCGCGAGCACCTGGCCGAGCTCTCCTTCACCCTGCTCACTGAAAATCAGCTCAGCTGCGCCGGGTTCGAGCGCAATCAGGTAACCGGTGAGCTTGTCACCGACCTGCCTGGCGTTGGCTTCTCATTCGTCGTGCGCCAAGACAACAAGCTCATCCCGACCAAGATCGTCAACCGCAAGCTCAAAGAGCGTGTTGATGCGCTGGTCACCTCCGGTCTGCGTGAGAAGGTTACCCGCAAAGAAAAGCTGGCCATGAAGGAGCAGCTGATTGTTGAGATGGCAGCCACAGCCGAATATGAAACCACGCTCACCCATGCCCTGTATGACCAGATCAACGAGCTGCTGTACCTCAACACCACCACCAAGCGCCCGCTCAAGGTGGTCATGCACCTGCTGGTGAAGTGCATGGGCTCCCTCAAGACCCAGACCATCCACATCGACGACATCAAGATGGGGATAAGCAACCGCCTGAAAGACTACCTGACCGATAGCGCAGAGCGTCCGGAAGCGCTCGGCCCCTTCTCCCCGCTCCAGTTCGTCAAGCTCAAGTCTGCCGACACCGAGCAAGAGATGGTGACTTTCAAGGGCATGGATCTCAACGGGGAACGCGCATCCGATGTGGTTTCCCTGCTGGAAGCTGGCTATCAGGTTGAGGAGCTCGAGCTGTGGCACGAACCCATCAGCTTCAAGCTGAACAGCGATTTCAGCCTGCGCGCCATCGCCATGCCGGATTACGACTCGGACGATGACGCCGATGACTACGCCCACCACTGGCGCCAGTGCAACGCATCCAACCTCATCCTGCTGTCGAAGGCCATCACCGACCTCTGCACCATGATGGACTACCAAGCCCCGGCAGAGGAGAAGGCGGCATGACCGACATCTCCATTACCGACACCAAAGAGGTCTGGGTGGTTTACACCAACTCCGACCTCACCGAGGGGCGTGGGCATCAGTACCCGATCCACGTCTGCGGATCACCCGCAGCAGCCGCACGCATGGCGATACGCAAGGGCGTCCAGGGGAGTGACGCTCACGTCAGCAAGGAGATCGCCGTGAAGGTGCGAGGCAGTTGGCTGGCGCCGGTGAGCATCATCGAGCCCAACGACGCAGATCGCCGCGCTGACGCGCTCAACGCCGAGCGCCTGCGAGTGATGGATAAGGCCCGGGCTGCCGGCCTGACGGACGACGAAATCAGTATGCTGGGGGATGCATGAGCGAACACACCAAGGGCCTTCTGGCCACCTTCGAAGTCGGCGACACCGGCAATCTGGCGCTAGGGGGTGAGGATAAAACCTCACTTCTCACCATCGTGGACGAGGACGGCATCGACTTCGCAGCTCTCTATCACGCCGCTGACGCCAAGCGTCTGGCCGCCTGCTGGAACCTGCTGGATGGCTACGACACCAGGGAGTTTGAGGGCGTGAGCCTGGCCGAGTTTGTGGCCAAGCAGGCTTATCTCAACGAGATGACCACCAATGACGGGCTAAACATCTCCATGTCAGGCATGGCGCTGCAGATGGTGGCGGCGTCGTTTGCCGGTCAGTTCAAGGCCAATGGCGCCACCAACTACCTGGAGCTGAGCGGCAACCACCCTGAAACCGGCCCCTTTACCATCACCATGCAGCGTACCCATGGTCTCACCCCGGCGCAGAAGCTTGCCGCCATGACCAAGCAGCGGGATGTGCTGCTTGAGGCGCTGAATGGCGTACAGGGCGTGATGAACAACAGCCAAGGGGTAGCAGGCTGGCACAAGAATGGCGATATCGCCAGCTGGGACGAGCTGCTGCCGGAAGTGGCCGACGCCCTCGAATTTGTGGAAGGAGAGCAATCGTGCGATTCAGAGCCCCGATCATCCAGCCCGGCCTGACCCGGGAAGAAGCCGCCGACGCCAGGGAGCGATACCTCCGCATCAACCCCGGCGCCAAAGTCACCATCGACAGCCAGCCAGATAACCCCCAGCTCAAGACCCTGATAGCCCACCTCCCCGTCATGCCGTTCGGCAAGGTCTGCGAGCCCGGCTTTATGGTTTATAGGGGGTGGCGATGCTGACTGACCCCAACAAGCAGGCTGCTCTCGAGCGCGCCCTGCACCAGATAGCCCAACTACAGGCCAGCCAACCAGCTGGCCTTTCTATTTCCACCGAGTCCCGCTTTCGCTGCAAGAGCATCGAGCGCGAGCACGGCCGCGATGTGTACCGCGCCCAGTGCCCATACGTCGGGATCTCGATCAGCATGAAGGATGTGAAATGAACATTGACTTGGAAAAGCTGCTGGAACTGGCTGGCAAGGCCACTCCTGCAACATGGAGCACGGACGGGCACACCAGCGTTAACGGTGATCATGGTCTGCTGGCTGATACCTGTTTTGCGCACGATGCGGCATTCATCTGTGCCGCCAACCCCGCCACGGTCACCGAGTTGGTGAATATGGTCAAAGGCTCCACCCTGGCCTGCATCGCAGACGTTCAGGCCGAGCCTGAGTTCCCAGGCGACGCGCCGCCCGAGCTGATGAAGTACATCCGCCAGTGCATTGAGGAGAAGGATGAGCAGCACCTACTCCACATGATGCGCATGGCAGTGGCCATCACCAAGAAAGGCATTCAGGAGCGCATCGCCGCCCGCACCGGGATCGCCATTGAAGGCATCTTTGGCCGGGTGGTGAGCGACCAGTGCAGCTGCGGTGAGCCAATCAGCGTAGAGCTGGACTGCCCGCGCCGCACCATCCGCACCGACAAGAAGCGCCCATTCTATCCAGATGAGGGGCTGCAGGAGGGGCTGGATCCGCAGAATTACAGCGAGCACGGCACCAGCGTGTTCCGCTGCCGCAAGTGCGGCGAGCCGGTTGATGAGACTGTTCCGGCAGCAAAGTATGGGGTGATCGCATGAAACCACGCATCGAGAAAAAGCTGAGCAAGAAGCTCCACGCCATCCTGGGAAACCTGATCGGCGAAGTCTGGATTGATAAGGAGCTGGAGCTGCACCAGCCGCACTGGCGCAGTCGGTATGGTCGTGATGACCGCCCGCCGCTCACCGGCAAGCAGAAACGCCAGAACCGGCAGATGCAGGTTTGCGTGAACCACATGCCCAGCATCGGCGGCGGGCTGGACTACTGGGGTGAAGGTGAGGACTGGCACTCAGTCCTGTATGTGGCAAAGGATGTGCTCTTGTGGCACTTCGGAGAGGCTGATGAGGTGGTACCGGGTCAGGATCCTGACACCATAAATCCCTGGCCCAAGCTTAAAGCCAACATGACCGGCCCCTGGGTTATCAAGCGCGCCAAGATCTACGCAATGCAGGAGCAGGCCAAGGCGGCTAAAGAGGCTCACAACAAAGCCCGGATAGCTCAGCTCAAGGATGGCGGGTATATCCAGTTTCAACGTGGCGAAGGTTGGGTTGGCCAGTGCGTCTGCTGCGAACGACTCACCCCAATCTACTGCAACGTTGCCGAGTTCGACCCGAATAGCCACTACTGCTGCGGCCAGCCGAGCTGCAGCCCATAGGAGCTGCAATGACCAAACAAAAGGCGGCCGGGATCGCAATCCTGGCCATTAACATTCTGGCCGTCATCGTGGCGGCCGACCTGTTTGTGAAGGGGTGAGTATGGAAGACGATTTGACGTGGCTGGCGCTGAATGTTCATGAGTGGCCGGCCGGAGATACATTCATCGGCAGAATACTGAAAGATGGCGAGTTCGCTGTTGCATCTGTCGCTGGAATACCTACTTCATTCGTAAACTGGTTCACTATCGACCAATGGATCGACCGTCGATCCAAGATGCAGAATAAGCCAAGCTGGAAGGATGCGCCGGAGTGGGCAAATTGGTTGTGTCAGCGTGACGACGGTATGTGGTTCTGGTGCGTAGAGGAGCCAAGATCAAGTGAGGATGGGTGGGAAACAAAGCACGAAGCGAGGGCTGCATATCCATCAGGAGATCAAATTCCTGAGTATGTCCTCGGCGACTGGCGCGACACGCTGGAACGGCGACCCGTTGACCTCTCCGAGCCAGCTGGCGGCGTGAAAGAGCGCAGTGCTGATGGCGCCGAAGAGCTCAACGCAATGGCCCGGCGCCTGCTGGTTGCACTCAAGAGTGATCCGCGCAGTTTCGATACCGGCGCCCTGGCCGAGATGGTTGAGCTGGCCGACGCCGAGATCGTCAAGCGCGACGCCGCGGTGTGCGGTGGCGAGGGTTATCTCAATAACCACTGGTTCGAGCGCGGGGAGCTGCCGCCTATTGGTGAGTTTGTCGATGTGGAGGGTGAAGATCTTGTCTATGGTAATGGGGAGCTGAGCTGCGAGGTCATTGCTCACGTTGAGGACACCGCAGTAATCAGAATGAGCTACGGCCTCGGGTGTTTTCAAAAGCACGTCCTTTCACCGTCGCGCACCGAGCGAGACAAAGCGATCGATGAAATGAAGCAGCACTGCCCGCATCACGGCAGCTGGGACGCGGTTGGCCGTATCTATGCAGAGGCACTCTACGACGCAGGCTATCGCAAGCAGATCTCGCCAGCCAAATAACGGCCCTTCCTTCAATCCAATTGGCGCCCCATCCTCAAGGACAGGAGGGCCACGCCATGCAACAGCTACAACTCATCGACCAGAGCAGCCAACTGCTGGACGATCTGGTTAATACCGTACTCTCCCCCACCCTTTCCCAATCGGCCAAGCTCGCCGAGATCGGCCGCATCCTGGCGCACTTCGACCTGCCTATCGAAGCGCCGCGGGTAACCGGCCAGCTCTGGAGCGCAACCGACCTGGGAAAGGAGCTGGGGGTGAGCGCCCAAGCCATCGGCAGGCTGGCCAACCAGCACAACCTTAAGCGCCCCGCGTTCGGGGAGTATCGTCTTGACCAGGCGAGCAGTAGCAGAAAACAGGTGGAGTGTTTTCTCTACAACCGAGCGGGGCGTGATGAAATCACCAGACTAACGAGGACCAATCACCATGGGAATAGCAGCAGATCCGGCCGTAAGCCATATTCCGGGCCAGCTCATCATAATGAGAATGCCTGACGCCATCCCACTCAGCACCTACCTGAGCACCATCGAGATCACCGACCGGGATACCATCAACAAGCGGATCCAGCGCGGCATCTGGCAACTGGGTGTTCATATCGTCAACGTGGATGGGGTGAAAGAACGCTGGGTTAACATCGCAGAGGTGACAAAGTGGGCAATGAAAAACAGCTCCCACGCGGCGTGAGCCTGCGCGGTGAGACCATCAATATCACCTTTACCTTCAAGGGGGTTCGCTGCCGTGAGCCCCTGTCAAACCTGCCAAACACCACGGCAAACGTGCGCTACGCCAGTCGCCTTCTCGGCGAGATTCAGGGCAAGATAGAACGCGGCCAGTTCGCCTACGCCGACTACTTCCCGAAATCCAAAAAGCTGCGCATGTTCGGCGGTGCGTCGATCGCCGCCAAGGTATCTGACTATCTTGATGAGTACCTGCACCGCTGCGAAAGCCGCGGGCTGAGCCCGTCAACCATGGTCGGGTACCGCAAATGCCACAAGGCGCTGGCCGATCTGCATGGGATCACTGTATCCGAGCTGACCCCGGCACAGGTGAAGAACTGGCTGGTGAGAAGCAGCACCACCGCCAAGACGGCCCGAAACCGGCTGTCGTTCCTGCGCAGCGCCATTGACGAGGCAGTAACAGATGGGCTGCTGCCATCAAACCCGGTGTCGCTGGTCACCGTGTCCAGATATTTGGACGTGGATTCAGCTCCTGAACAGGGAGCCAAGTCGGTGGACCCGTTCAACCCTGATGAAGTGGCCGCCATCATATCGACTGCTCACGGCATCAATGAGCAGTGGGCAAACCTGTTCGCGTTTGCGTTCGCCACCGGCATGCGCCCATCCGAGATCTGCGCCCTGCGCTGGGGGTCAATCGACTGGATTGGTAACACCATCCAGGTGTCGGCTGCCAAAGTGGTCGGGGTCATCAAGACCACCAAGACCCGGGCAGGCACTCGCACTATCGAGCTGACGAGTGATGCGCTGGCGGCGCTGGCCAGCCAGAAGCGCTTTACCTTTATGCGCGGTGAGTACGTGTTTGAAGATCCGAAGCTCAACGAGCCATGGTCTGGGGCCGAGTCCATCAGAAAGAAAGCCTGGCTCTACACCCTCCGGCGATCCGGTGTTCGCTATCGCCACCTTTACCAAACCCGCCACACCTTCGCCACGGCCAACATCAGCCGCGGCTGCAACCTGTTTTGGCTCGCCACACAGATGGGTCACAAGGGGCCGGAGATGCTATTTCGGCACTACGGATCCTACCTCGCCGAGTACGACGGCCAGACAGCAAAAGCGCCAATCCTGATCCAAAATCCAACCAGAAAATAA